CGTCCTGAAAGATCGGGTTGTTCGGCGCGTCGCCGAGGCCCGAGAGGTTCTCGCGCGGACGGGCGTCCTTGTTGACGGTCTGCAAGCTGATCTTGAGATCGCGGAAGGCGAGCGAGCCCGAGAACATCACGAAATATTCGCGACCGTCCACCAACTTAAACGGCCTGATCTTCGGGTTCGCCTGCCGAGCGACGTACTTGGCGAGCGAGACGGTTGCCGCGATGAGATCGTCGGTCGGCGACGGGCCGACGTTGAGGAGAGCCGAGGCAAACGTCGCGTTGTAGTTCGCGGTCGTGGCGCCGTAGAGCACGCGATCGCTGTTGTCAGCGTTCCACGTGTTGCGCTGTGCCGCCGTCGAGTTCTCGAACAAGATGCCATTCACGCGCTGCCCGGCCGCCGTGCCGAGGCCGACCGGCTGGCTTTCCGTCGGGAGAGCCATAAACGCTTGGATGATCTCGTCGCGCTGTAGCTCCTTGCCCCAATCGGACAGGAGCGGCTTGGCCTCGCCGAACGTGTCGGCGGAGTCTTTCTGCTCTTCGGATTTGTCCGTTTGAACGGCATTGCGGGCCCAATCGACCCACGCCCTCATGCCGTAGTTGTCGATCCTCTCTTCGTTTCCGACGAGGGTTCCGCGCCCGATCGCCTTGGCGTTAAGCCGCGTAACGATAGGGATATTGATCTGCTCGCCGCCCTTCTTGAGATCGTTGATGATCCGAATAATGGCGGTTACTTCCGATCCCATGTACGGCGAGAACAGGTTCTCGCGCACAAACTCACGGATGATCTCCGTGCGGAACTGGATAAGTTTGTTGTTTGACTGGACTGTAGAGAGAGCCATGACCGGAGACCTTTCGGGTCCGGCCGGCTAGTCTTGGTGAGCTTAGGCGCCCCTTCGCGCTCTTTGGGCTCGTGCCATTGGAAGACCGCCGACCGCGTCATTGAAGAAGTCGCGATCGGTCACCGGCAGCGCGCCGGGTCGGTTTCCGTCTCGGCCATTCCCGCCGGACCCGGAAGCCTGATTGACCGAAGGCAACTGGATCACGGTCGATGTTCTGTCACGCTCTCGGCTGTCGTTCCGGCTGTCGCGGCGCTGCATTTGCCCGCCTTGACCACCGGTAAAGCCCCACGCTTCCAACGCCTTCTCGCGGAAATTTTCGTCCTTGAGAAGGTTCTCCCTCTGCCGCTCGTTGTAGGCGTCGAGATCGTCGCCTACCTCGCGGTAGCCTTTTTCACGCTTCCACCATTGCATCAAGGCTTTGCCCGGATTGTAGGCCGCCTTGAAGTCTTCGAAAAGCTGAGTGTTGCCCTCGGCGACGCTCTCGCGGGCCGCCAAGTAGGCTTGCTCAAACTCCGTTCCGAACTGCTCGTGAGCCTCGGCGAAGGTGCGGTTCACCTCACGCCGATCGACCGCTTCCGCGATCCGCTCCTCGACCGTTCCGAAACGCTCGTCGAGGTGCCCGAAGAAGCCTTCGGGATCGCGTAGCGGATCGGGTCGCATAGGCGGCTGTTGCCGCTCGGTGCGAGCCCGCTCATTCGCTTCAATGGTGGCAAGGCGCCGTTTGAAGTCCTCGTTCTCCCGGGCGAGAGTGTCTGCCCGGGCGATCGCTTCCCGACGTTCGGCGTTGAGTTCCCGGACGCGCCACGACGGAATTCCGCCGGTGTCCTGTCCCTCGCCGCCCTCGTCTTCGCCGCCTTGTTGTCCGCCCTGATCTGCCCGCCCGTCGAAACGGCCGCGCTCGTCGTGGCGGAAGCCGCGTTCGTCTACCCTGCCGCCGCGCTCGTCGTCACGATCGCCACCGCCGCCCCGATCCGGGAGAACGGTAATCGTGTCGTCGGGCTCTTTGCCGCCAAGGCCGCCGATTGCGTCCGCGAAAAAGTCTCTGTCAGAAGGTTCGCCGGGAGTTAGGGCCATAATGCCTATCAGCGTTCCTCGACCGAGAGCCGTTGTCGTTGGCTCCACTACGAAAGTTCGAGCCGTCTCGCCGCTCGTGGCGTGGCGGAAAGTTTCGTCTCTCCGCGGACGTGGCGGGAGAGTGCTACTGATTTGCAGGATTTGTCAAGAAAGGGCCCGCCACCGCTGGGCAGAGGTGACGGGCCGGGAAGGTACTCACTTTGGGGCGATCAGTGCGGGCCGACAGGAGCCGAAACCCGATGACTGGACGCCCGGCGAGTGTATACGACGCATCGGCATTTTGCACGGAGGGCCGGCTGGTTTCAACCGCTTATTTCCCGTCGCCCCGCATGAGACCGCCGGCGAAGGCGACCGCGGTTGCGAGGAGCGTAGCGAGCAATTCCGAGAGCTTCGTGCCCTCGCACGCCCGACCGAGGAAGAAATCGCGATATGAGCAGGCGATCACGCCGACGAGGAGCAGGAAGGCATAGGCGCCCATGATCCCGGCGACGAGCCAGAAGGCCGCCCGTACGAGGTCGAACGGCTCGCGAGGCGGCCTCTCGTCCATCGCATCCTATAGGCGCCCTGTGAGGAGCAGCACAATGAGGAGCACGATCACCACCACCGCGGCCCACGACGGCCACGGGCCCGGGCTCCCCCAAGGCGCATTCGGCACCGCTCCGAGCAGCGCGAGGATGAGCAGGACGATGAGAACAAGGACAAGGACGCTCATGGCAATGCGTAGTGTCCACCGAGGAACAGGACCACGAAGATCGCCCACAATGCCCAAAGGCTCGCGGACTTGAACTCCTTGTTAACGACCGCCCAAACGATCGAGACGATGATGCAAACGAGGGCGAGAATGGTGCCGCTCATAGCTGGAACCCCTGCGCATTGCACGACGCCGAGAGGTTGCCGGCACCTCCAGCCGCGAGGGTCACCACAATCGCCGTATTTGTGGCGCTCGACGGCAGCGGCGGGAGGAACTGCTCGACGAAGGGATAGGCCGCCGCGGGCAGGACCGGGAATGTGAATGAATTGTGCAGCGTGCCGCCGACCACGCCGGCAACGGTAAGGTCGACCGCGAGCGCCGCCGTGGCGCCGCCGGCGTTGCAAGTAAACCCGGTAATGTAGGTCGTCTTGCCGACCGCCCCCGCAAGGGTTGCCACGGCGTTCGCATTGGCGACGATCGCCGAGGAGTTGGAGGTCGGCACGGCGCCGGCGGGATAGTTCGCCGTGCCCGAGCCGGCCGCGTTGCTCGCGACCGTTGGGTTGCCGTTGAGATCAACGATCGTGACCGCCGGGAACTTGGTGTTCGGCCCCGGCGTGTTGATGATCGAGTAGAGCAATTGGTTGAAGTCGACGAGCACGCCGGCCGCCTGAGCGGCCCCGGCGAGGAGCGCGAGCCCTAGGGCCCCGTAGAGCAGTCTGCGAAGCATGGTCGAGCCTCCTTTAGCCGGTCGGATTGACTTGAAACCAACCGGTCGCAAAATTCTGCGCTGGCGTTTCCGTGAGCGCGACGCCGGTAAGATCGGGCCATGTTCCGAACGTGGCCGCGGCCGATTTGAAGTATCCGCCGCCAGCATTGGCGAGCGTGACGGCGCCGACGAGGTTCCCGACGTATTGAGCCCCCGCATTGAGCGCGTGAAGGATCGCCGTGCCGCCGGCCGAGGCATCGGCATTCACGCCAAACCAGTAAAGGCCCCGATCGAGCGTAGCGCCATAGGGCGCCAACGCCGCGCCAGCCTTGTCGAGCACCGGCGAGGATAGATAACCGGTCGCGTCGGTGACGATGTTCCCGGTTTTGGCAACGGGCTGGCCAATTGGGAGGCTTGTATTGAGGTTCGCCGCGTAGACGGCAAGCTGAACGTTGCCGCCAGCCGCGAGCGTCGTCACTCGGCAGGCGAGCGCTTGGATCGTCACCCGCCGCCTGATCTGAAACGGCATGAGAGCGATTAAGTTCGCGCTCACGACCGCGCCCGCAATATCGAGCGTCGGGCTCATGGCGTACCAAAGCCCGGGAGCATAGATCGGGTCGTCGTCTGTCGGAGACGGGCTGTCTTTGCCGCGCACTACCATCGGAACCCCCTATTGCATCGCAAATTGGTTGAGCCCGCCGTCACTTTGGCGAGCCATGTCCATCACGCCAGCCGGCACCGCCGCGGCGGCAAGCTCGCGCATGGCGGAGACGCCTGTCTTTGCGGTCTCGGCCTTGGTCTTGTTGATGTTGGCTGGCAGCGTCGCCCGCTTGGCCTCGGCGTCGGCCTGATTGCGCGCGGCCTCGCTCTCGGTCTTGGCGACACCGGCGAGGGCGCCGCGCATCTGGATCGCCTGCACTTGCGGGTTCGGCTGGTTCGCCTGCGCCATCTTGGCAATGATAGCCTTCTTGACCTTGCCCGGGATCGGCGCGAGTTCGAGCAAGACCTCCGGCGGCACTTGCTGGCCGTTTTGGGCCATTGTGGTCAACGTATCGTAAACGTCTTGCATCATCGTCAACGTGTCCGAGCCCTCGTCGAGAATGATATCGACGTCGAGTTGACCGATCGCGTTGACGAGCACCGGCTGGCCAAATTCGTCGATCACCGGGAAGCCCTGCCCGTCGAACGCCACCTGATTGACGCCGAGAAACTGCGCTTTCTGCTCGTCGCTCGGATCGGTGACCGTGATCCACCGCGGGAGCTTCCAATTCCGCTGCACTGCGCACCAAATCGCCCGGTAAACGCGGAGCTTCCAGCCGCGGTAGACGAGGATAAACGGCCCTAATTCCGCGATCCCGGCTTGCTGCAACAAGGCGATCGCGCGACCGCTCTTGTTCTCGATCCCCTCGCCGATGAGGGCCGGGTTCGGGCCGAAATTCTCGATCTCGGTCTTCGCTTCGTTGAGAAGCTCAAGCTGCCCCTGAAAATCGATTTGGCTCTTGGCGTCGTCGAACTCGAACCGCT